AGCCAGCCAGCCAGCCAGCCAGCCAGCCAGCCAGCCAGCCAGCCAGCCAGCCAGCCAGCCAGCCAGCCAGCCAGCCAGCCAGCCAGCCAGCCAGGTGTGAATGTGGATTTTGTACTACGAAATAATTGCCCTTATTATACTATAAAAGGCAATACTATAAAAGGCAACACTAAAAAAGAAAACATTTCATCTTCTGCTGTTTTAACAACAGCCCTGCATACTTCTCTTCTAAAAATCACAACGGTAATTAATGAAATTAATTCTATTTATCCCTTTGATGTCTCAGTTGTTATTCCGGTTCACAACCGAGAAACCCTTATTCTCGAATGCATTAAATCTTTAAACAATCAGACTATAGATAAAAATTGTTTTGAAGTTATTTTCATTGATGACTGTTCCACTGACAGGAGCATTGCCGCCATTGAATATAACATTTCGAGAGAAATAAATTATCGTATTATCCGTAGAGCAGTTGGTTCAGGGAATGCATCAGCGCCGCGAAATGAGGGAATAAAATCCGCAAAAGGTCGCTATGTGTTTTTCTTAGACTCTGATGATTCCATTCACTCTGACTTACTGTCCGATGGTATTCAGATGGCTTATAAAAACAATAGTGACATTGTATATTTCAAGCAGGTTTCCTCTACAGGGAGAGGGGTTCCTGTACGCCCATTTAAGGCAGACACGAATAAAGCAGATATTATAAAAAACCATCTTTTTAGATCATTAAAAATCTTCAAGTTCTTTAAAAGAGAGTTGCTAATCAATAACAACATCTTATTTAACCCATCAATTTCAGTCTATGAGGATATGCTTTTTTCTTGCCAGAGCCTAACTGTAGCTAATACGATATCTATACTGGCAAGAAAGGGCTACTACTCTCTGAATCGCCATGAAGAACCACATCTATCTAAAACATCTTTCTCCATTAAACAAAGAGCCTTGGTATTACAAACAGGTTTGATTTATATCTTATCAAGCAATAAAAATGAAGCAGAAATAGTAAAAATGTTTAATGCATGGCTGGTTATTTGCGTTGAGCACTTGGCATCCATATTATCCAAAAAAAGTTTAACAACTAATGAGAAGTCTCACGTTTTTAACTTGATACATAAATCACTCTTACCATATACAGGGCTTGTAAATGAGTCCCAAATATATCCCGCACAAAGAGAGCTTGTCAGTTGCTTAATCTGTGGAGATTATTCTTCTTTTTGCGAAAAAATATAAAAACACTTAACTACAGATACTCCTAACTTTGTATCTGACGCCCCTCACCCTAAATTAAGGGTGAGGGGCAAAAAAAATAATTATTTGATGTTATATTTATATGCCATCACATCTTTTAACTCCAGTTGTTACGGGGAGGACAGTGACTCGTATCAACTAAAGTTTGATCTGTAGATAACACTATTTTAAGCAGATACTCATTAAGGCTTGTTTATTCTGAAGTCTCCAACTTCATCAAACGATGATTTAAGTCAACAAAGCGTTCCATTAACAAATCCACCTGGCTGACAACAGCACATAGACACCACCAGAGAAGCTCCTCTTTCCGGAAGCGATAACGGCTTCCTGCTTCGGTTGCAGGGCGAACAAGAACCCTTTCCGCCTGTCGGGTAAGCACACGAGTTGTCCCGCTCAACAGCTCCCCTTCATCCGAATAAATCGCTGGCTGAACCGGAATATCTTCATACTCTTCCGGTATATCTTCGTACTGTGCCTCCTCCGCTTCCCACGAATCCAGACAAAATGCGCTGTATTTCCGCCAGTCCAGACCGTGTTTCTCCATCACCGCTATCGCGGCCTGGACTGTCGGCCCGGCGTGCAGACGCGCGTCCTCGCCCTCCTCCTCAATTCTCTGTAACCAGCGCCACACGCCCGGAAGCCGTGCTATTTCTGCAAATGCCGCGTTTTCGGCTGCCGTCGCATCGCGCGGTGTATCCTTTAACGTCGCATCCGACACAACGGTCGGCGAGTTGCAGAGATACACGCTCCGGAACGCTTTGTTGGGCGCACCCAGGTCGCTGGTATTGTTAACCGATGGCCGGAATGCACCGTTAATATCTGTATCCATCTGCATGAATGCAGTGCCGTCACTACGGGCTGCAATTACATAAGCGTCAGCAGAATCGTCATAAATACCCAGATTCCCGGCTGTTGATACCTGGAAAGCTCCCGCCTTCAGCGTGGTGCTGATGGCCATGCGCTTCTGGGTTTCGTCATCCGATTTAATATTCACGCCCTGCAGGTATGCCACATTCCAGCGATTTGGCGATGACCCCAGATTCATTGCCTTGTCCTGGTCGGGATGAAATGCCGGCGAGACCGGACTCAATAATACAGACCAGGTCTCACTGCCATCGGTACAATAAAGCCTTGTGCGCCCCGCCGACTGAGTATCGTTCATTGAGTAAAGGTTAATCCCGCCACCGCTCAACAAATCCACGTCAGCGCGTATTTCCAGACAATCGTGCACGGTGTTCAGTCGGTGTTTCCACTGAACGAAGCGGCCTGTGTATTCTCCGGTTCGGAACGCATCCCCGTACAAACGAAAAACAGCAGCAGAAGTGTCTGTATCCGGAGCCTCCTTTCTGACCTCAAATAACGGGCGATGCGAGCGCAGATTCTGCTCATAGGCTGCCACCTGGAAGTCTTCATTGGGTGACAGGGCAATATTTACAGCATTGGGACTCAGAAAAAGGCTAGCATGGCTGTCAGGAAACGCCACGCCGGAGTCCACCAGATAGCCTGTGCCGTCGTAAGCCTCCACGGAAACCACAGCTTTGCTGCGTTTTGTCGCCACGCCACACGTATAAGACTTCGTGGCATCATATTTCGTTGCAGCCGCCGTTCCATATGCTGTAGGCGTCCAGTAAGATGGATTCACCGGGGAACGGCCAGAAAAATTTGTTGCACGTGCTGCAAAGTATGCCCCCTCAAAAGAAACCACATCGGCTGTCTGACACCAGAAATCCATATCGAGCAGATACAGTTTTCCGTTATGAAGAGCCAGCCCTTCGGCTTCCTGCAAAACGGGATACCCCAGCTCTGCATTCCCCAGCATTTTCTGGCGGCCATACCTGGCACGAACGCCATCCACATTGAACTGTCTGACAACTTCGCCCGTTGACAGGTTATATACAACAATGCGGTGAGTCAGAAATACGCCTGTATAACCGTAATAAGCAAACAGATAATGACCATCGCTGGCCATCCCCTGAAATGCCTGCGACACCATTGACTGGGTGGACAGATAAATCCGGTGTTTAAACGTCAGAGAAGCGCGATCGAAAACATAAACTGTGCGGCGGTCATCCCTGTTGTAATGAAGATGGACGGCTTCATTACTTGACTGAACAATCAACAGGCTTCCGTCTACCGACAATGCCACCGTTATAATTTCATCCCCGGTAAAAAAGTCAGAGGTGAAAATCTCCGTACGGGTGACATCTGTCAGACTGGTGTCAGCCCCATTCCAGTTGATGATATTCACACCCTTGCCGTCAGCGGTCGGGGTATACAGCATCACGCGACCGTCTTCACATACAGCCCCGATACTCTGGTGACCAATATCAGCGAAAACGGGAGAAAACGAAATGACCGTCGGGTTTTCGTTTTCTCCGTCAGGGTTAAATGTCGTTTCAACAATCCTTACGCCACCCGATACAGGCTGATGCAGAAACATTCTGGTTCCCTGCGGCGTATCACAGATACAGAACCCCTGACTCATATTATCCGCACCGTCAAAAATCCCGGCGTAGTCAATATCGTGGACAACTTTATGCTGAAGAACCACATCATCAATGACAGTACGATGAAAACTGGATATGGCTTTATCGACGTAATCCTGCGTCGCCATCACCGTGCTGGCATCAATACTCAGCTCAACAGACGCCACGTTACTGACAATAATAACCATGCGGCAGGTCTGCGCACGCCCGGAGCCTTCAGCCAGTTCAGGCTTATAGCTTTCTGCCATGTTAGCGACCGCAATCAGTGTTCCGGCATCGTCATACAGACCAAGTTCACGCATCCAGAAGCCGCCCACTTCTGGCGGTACAACCAGTTCAGCCACGATATAGTTTTTATTCTTGTTATCCACGCTGACTTTATTCAGGGCGTGACGCCAGACCTCATGCACCAGTTTCGTCTGACCAGCATCCGGCACCGGCAATTTGCCATTACCGTCACCCACGGCCATTGCAGACAGGGTTACTTTTTTCCCGCCGGGGACAGTGGCGGCTGCCAGCTTTGCGGCTCCGGCAGTAGTGATAACGGTTTTAAATTTCGTGCTCATTGTTTCTCACTTATCCGGGATAAACAGTAATAACATCACCATCACAGACCACACCGCCTGTATACAGATAGCCGGGAATGTCCTGGATAATGTTCAGACCGATAAGGTGGCGACTTGCGGGTTTGGCATCGGCAATCAGCCGTTCCATTTCCAGATACATCTCCTCCGTGATGCCGCTTTCCAGTACGCCGATATCAAGGCGGAAGGTTCCGGGCGGGTCGTTTGTCTCCCACCATTCCTTTACGTTAATTAGATAGCCTAGCGGCTCCACCACACGCCGGATTGCACCTATAGTGCCTTTATGACAGTGGATGAAATACGCATCGCGGATAACGGCGCGTTTTGTCGCTTCCGGCCACTTTTCATCCCATCTGTCGACCGAAAACGCCCACGCCAGCCACGGCAGCAGATTTGCCGGGCAGGTGTCCGGGTTCCACAGCTCACGAATACTGACCGGTGTTTTTTCAATTTCCGCACAGGCTTTTGCGGCGGCGACCTCAAGCGGTGATGAGCCGGTCGGCAGCAGTCGCGAATCACTCATCCGAGCCTCCGGTCACGACGCGGTATTCAGTACAGAAAGACGCCTGCGTGCTGTTAAGCACGATATCGGCCAGCGGTGCAGCCAGTTCGACACGCTGCACGCCTTCCACATGCAAAGCGGCATAAATGGCAGACAGACGGATGTCGCGCCCCAGCCGGTGCTGTGCCGTGATGTACGCTTCCAGTTTTTTCACGGCAGCAGCGCGGATGGGTTCGCTTTCGGGACCAGGGTAAAGGTAAAGCGTGGCGTTTATCTGGTATTCAACAATGGCGGCAGACTGCACGGTCACGCGGTCGGCCACCGGTCTGACGTCCTCGCCATTCAGGGCGTTACGCACCACCGCCAGCAGGTCTTCGGATGCGACACCGTTATTCTCACGTGACAGCACAGAGATGGTGACGCAGGCCGGAGACGGACTGGTGACAGAGATATCCGCGACACGCCCGTCAGCACTGCGACCATGATACTGATAGGCACCCACCGACCCGGCGACGCTTAAACCTTCAAACGCCTGCTGAATACGCAGACGATAATCGGTATCAGATTCCATCACTGCCGGTGTCGGCGGGATAGTCGAATCATCTGCCGGGGTGATAGTCAGACGCGTGGTGTTGTAATTGGCACCAATCACATCAAGGTCATTACCCGCGGCACAGGCCAGCATCACCGCCCGTGCGGCCTCATTCACACGCTGACGCCAGATAAGCTCACGATAAGCATTTTCCTCCAGCAATTTGACGAGAGGCTCGGATTCCAGCGTCAGGGTACGGGCGACCGCCTCCTGCTGGGCTTCCGGGTAAAGGGAAATCAGTGTCGCCTTGCGTTCGGCGAGAATGGTTTCAAAGTCCAGCTCCTCGACCACATCCGGTGCGGGTAGCTGGTTCAGGTCGATAATCGGCATGGTTTCAACTCACAGGGATGGTTAACGAAAGTGGCTGGCCGGTGTCGTTGTGCTGGCCGGTTAAGGTGACCGTCATTCGCCCGTCAAAACTGCGCTCAGTGGTGACGGATGACAGGGTGACGCGGGGTTCCCATTTCAGCACCGCCATGTAACAGGCGACCTTAATCTGCAACTCAAGCGCCGGGGTCTGCGGCTGGTCAATCATTGACGCCAGCAACGAGCCGTAATCACGACGCATCACCCGCGAGCCGACCGGTGTGCGCAGGATATCGCCGATACTCTGGCTGATATGCTCAAGGTCAGTGACAGTCAGGCCATCACTGCAATTCATTCCGAGATAACGCGCTGTCATAGAGGGCTCCCGGTTGTGCCGCCGCTGTCGCCGGGGTGTTTATGGGTATGCAGTACCTTACCGTTTGATGAGAGTTCACCGCCGGTGTGTTCAATGTTGCCGCGCATCGTCCCGCCCTTCTGCACTTCCAGCGTGCCGGTAATCAGCCTGTTGGTGCAAACCACCTCCGGTGTGTCCAGGGTGACGCGGGTTGATGCTTTCACCATGACCACCGGCACCGTGGCAGTAACAGAATCAGAAGCCGTCACGCTGGCCGTTTTAATTCCGCTTACCGTGAGTGCACTGGTTTCGGGTTCATACTCAATCACCGCCCCGTCAGGGAAACGGATATGCAGGGCATCCGCCGACGCAGACGGCGCGGGGTTATCGCCGGAATAAATCCCCGGCAGAACGAACGCCGTGTCGAGTTCACCGCCCACAGCCAGAATCAGCACCTGTTCCCCCACGGAAGGTGCCCACCATGTGCGCGAACGTCCGGCACGATGGGTCAGCCACTGAAGCCAGTCAGTGCACATGCCACCGGTCTGCACACGGCAGCGACCGGCTTTAAGGTTGGTTTCGACGACAAGGCCGGTACGAATCATGTTGCGCAGTGCGCGCGCGAGTTCCTGAATATTTGCGAGAGTGTTCATGCGTGTGAGATTGCACAATATATAAAAGTTATGCTATCTGGATTCATTTGTAGAACGACCATACAACATTCGAGGAGAGCGTAATGTTCAGTGATAATGTGACTAATGCGTGGTGGTTTATCTCTTTGTATCTATTTTTATTAATAGCATTAACATTTATTACCTTTGGTAAAAGTAATCTTATGAGGTTTATTGCACATCATTTCAATTTTGAGTATTCAGACAGAAAGTTAAAAATGCTCGACAAAAAATGGCGCGACATTCAACTATTTAAAATAATTAACGGAATCAATGTATCAGGCATCGAAGATGTGAGAATGATACAGCAGGGGCTGATTGATGGAAAACTAAAAACATCGTATTTTTTTCTTACTCGCTTCTGGGGTGACATAACAAAACCACCACACATAATTAAAACAATAATTGTAATTCTGTCCAGCATTATTTATATTCTCTTCGCATGTTATATACACAACAAACAATCCGCTATAGTAAGAGATGCCATAGGCATACCATATAAAAATATGATGTACTATGTTTATAGTGACAAAGTTCTTTTATCCTTCAACAATAAAACAGTTGAATTCAATAAAACTTATAGCCTTGCCGATTGCAAGAGGCTACGAAACATATTTATAAAAGACACACTTCCTGAGATCGCCTGCAATAAGCTCTTACAGCTAAACGAGGAGGACTCGGAATGGTTAAGTCAGGAGATTAAAGATAATAACAGCCAAAAAAAAGCATTATTAATAATATCCCTCATCTATTTCATTTCAGGTCTGGTTATATTCCTGTCATATACAAAATTCCTTTACGCCAATAAGAAGGTTGTAGAATACAAAGCATCAAATAAAAATCACTCATAAGCCTCTAAACATTGAGCGACCAGCATGGCCGCTCAATGTTTAATTGCGCATCAGCCTCTGCCTGGATAAAACTAACGCTCAAGGTGAGCCAGGATAATCTCTTCAATCATCTGCACATCCTCACCGGTAAAGCCGAGCAGAGGACGCGCCGGATAATCAATTTTCTTACCGTCTTTCCGGGTTTCTTCCGACAGACCGAACTGATGCACACTGGCGATTTTCGGCGACTTCCCGCCGTAAAATTCCATTGATGCCTGTTCCGGGCTGGCGCGGATATGCAAAAAACGACTGGTAATAAGTTTCGCAAACATTTTTCGCTTAACGCGACCGGTCTTTTTTCTGGCGCTCTGCTGCTGACGTGGCGCGTAGGGGGTGCCGTCCGGGGCTTTCTGTGCCATCACCCGACGCTGCTGACTCTGACGCAGACGTTTCGCCAGTTCGGCGCTCAGTCGCCGACGCCCTGACGGTGACAGCGATTCAATCAGCCCGGTCAGCCGGTCTTCAAAACGCTTAAACTCATTCATCCCACTTACTCACCAGTTCGCCATTGATATAAAGCTCCATCGGGCGGGTGACCGGCTCCGGCGGCGGGGGTTCCGGGATATTCTTCACATGCAGCGCGCCGCCCACCTCACTGACCAGCGTGCGTTCGGTCAGCATCAGGCTGATACTGATATCAAAGCTGCTGTCATTGTTGATGTCTGCATAAAACGTGAAGCCTTTTTTCTGGCCTTCGTCGGTGGTCATGATGTCGGGCTGATTTTCCCGCAGCCACGCCAGCACCGGCACGATGAGCAGGTCAAAATCACCGGTAAAATCGGTCACAATGACATTGAGCGTGTAACGCTTTTCGAATGACAGCGACGTCGCCAGTGTGGAGGCAATACTCCCGTTATCCACGAATATCCGAAGCATATCGGGGTTAGTTTTCAGCACCGTGACGGCATCAGTCAGCGCCCTGCGCAGGCTGTCGGGTTTGAGCATCGTTTTCGTCCTGACAGTGTTTAATCATTTTTACCTGGCTGGCACAGCGTGCCAGCGCGTTCTCAAGCTGCCGGATATCGGCACTTAAATCGCCGTTCGTCTGCGGGTCACTGCCCGGCATCGGGCAAAGACTCACTTTCGGGCAGGCGTTGTGGACAATCACTGGCGTCGGTGCAGGCGGGGCGCTGGTGCAACCGGCGCACAGCATCAGGCAGGTCAGCGCCATACCAGCGGCGGAAATCTTCGTTTTCATTGAGTAATCTCGTGATGGTTTTCTCGCGCTGAGCTTCACGCTTCGCGGCGTTTTCCAGTTCCTGACGCAGTGCCACCTGCGCCAGCTCGTTTTTGTCTGCCCTGGTGAGCGCAACATGAAGCTGATTTTTCAGCATGGTGATGGTCGCCTGTTGCTCGCTGGCTACGTTGTTTGCCCTGTCCAGTGAGGTGCGCAGGCTGGCGTTTTTATGCTTCGCCAGAAACAGACCCGCCACCGCCAGCGATAACAACACGACCAGCACAATCATCAGCCTTGACATGGTTCCCGCCCCTCAAAACGCTGACGGCAGGCCGTACGTATCAGCCGGAAGAACACCGATGCCACGAGATAAATCAGCGCGGTAAAAATCCACCCGGCAGCGACCAGCGAGATAAATGTCGCCACCATCACCACCAGAGCTACTGCCCGTCTGCGCCACGGCACCGGCTGCAAAAACAGCGACGTGACAATCTTCACGGCCAGCGATTCCGGCGGCAGCTCCCGTCCGTAGCGTTCCAGTACATACTCAGTGGCATACACACCGACACCACCGGCAACCACACAGATAACCGTCGCCAGAATCGCCCAGGTGGCGACAAAACTGACGGCCACGCTCTGCGGGTAAATCAGGGACAGTGCCAGCATCAGCGCCAGCGACACGTTCAGCATCTGTGAAAGGGATAATTTCTTCATGGTGTTTACTCCGTTTAAGCCGGTACGCCGCCAGCGGTACGCCAGACGGTGACCAGTTTTTCCAGTGAATGCTCACGCTGACCGTAACCGGCACCCGGCAGGGACGCCCAGATATTGCGACAGCGTGAAATGGCGCGCTCAATGCGTCCCGCCCGGATGTCATCCAGTGCACCGCGTTCGCGGATCAACTGAATGGCGAGCCTGTCCTGTGACAACGGACTGAAATCCGGCAGGGCAAGCTGTTTGCGGTAGTGCGGCCAGAACAGGTAAAGCTGCTGATAGCGACCGGAGGCCGTGGATTTTTCACCGCGACGGTTAAACACCTTCGCCGGTCGGCCATGCGCGAACGGGTGGTCACTGTAGTCGGTGAAAATTTCCGGCTTTCCGTCCAGTCCGGTGACTATCACGTCATAGCCCCGGTTTTTCGTCAGCGGATGATTCGCCGTCCCTTCGGACACGGCCAGCATGTCGAGAAAGGCGGCGATATTCTGATGCGTGTTAATTACCGGCATTACGGTTTCCCCCTGCCCTTAAAGCGGCGCTGAATGGCAATCTCAATCACCTGATAACCGGCGATACCCAGCATGGAGCCGATGCCGCACACCGCAGGCAGTGACAGGTCAGGAAACTGCACCAGAACAACACCGGCAACCATCGAGACAAAACCACCGAGCAACATGCGCCCGATAAACAGACGCGGGGTGATGGGTTCACCACCGGCAAGCACCTTGCCGACAACAATCAGCACCCCAATCATGAAAAGCGACAGGACGCTTTTTTCTTCTGCTGTCATGCGTTACTCCCACAGATTGACAGTTTCAGCCACGGGCGCGGTCTGAACGTCGGGCAGTTCGACGGCGGTGCCGTGTGGCAGCACCGCGCCCAGTTCAGCCAGTCCCGGATTTGCGGCGAGCACGGTCTCGACCACGCCCTCAGTGCGCCCGTAATACCGGACACAAATGGCGTCGAGCGTGTCGCCCTGTAGCGCAAAGGTCTTCATCAGATTTGACTCACAATGCAGCGCGGCTTGTCCTGGATACGCGCCACCGCCCAGCGCATATCCCGCCACAGTTCATCAATGGTGCTGTCAATGCTGTCGGCCTTCTTGTCGCCTTTCGCACTGGCATCCACGCCGCGATAACGCTCATAAAGCGACGCGGTCGCCATCGCACACACGGCGCGCTCGTAGTAAAAAACTTTGATGCTTTCACCGTCGATGTCGTCCGCCGGAACGTCCGCCAGACGCGTAAAACCGGCGGCAATTTTCTGTTCGCGGTACTCGTACAGCTCCGCATTCGTCTCCGCCATGCCTGACTTGATGGCCTCACGCAGACGGGCGGGGGCGACGGTCTGCTCAAGGCGCATACGTTCCCGGACGCGCTTCGGGTCGATATCGGGAAAAAAGAACGTGTTTTTAATCACCGGCTCGTCGCCTGCCGGTTGCGGGATGACCACCGTACCCTCACCGGACACGGGAGCCTCCTTTCGCGGAATAATCAGCGTCATCATGACTACCTCTGAAAAGTCGGGCGGTGGACGCCGGTGCAGTGTCAGGTGATTCACCCTCACTGACCGGCGTGCCGCCCTGGCGCGGGGCGCATTCGGTTGTTAACTGGCTTTCTTTTTCGGGCGTCCACGTTTTGCCGGTGTCACGCTCCGGGTCTTACGCGGGGCGCGGGTGACCGCTTTTGGCTGCGGCTCCGGCTTCGGTTTCAGCTCCCGCTCCAGTCGTTCAATCTCTTTTTTGACGCCTGCCTGACAGTCGAGCTGTGTCGCACGTTGCAGGTGAGCCAGCGCACCGGCGGCATCACCAGCGTCACGCAGAAACAGACCGGTGATTTTGTGCAGCTTTGCGCGCACTTCATCAGGCATGTCAGCCGTGGCGGTCAGTTCAAGGGTCTCCGTCAGCAGGCGGATATCCACAGATTCACCGGCAGCGTGAGCGCGCATGGCCGCGAGTGCGACCTCCTCGGTGAACATGTACGGCGGGGTGCGGCGGTGTTTACCCGGCATGGTCAGACCGTACTTCAGGGCATAACGGGCAATCTCCAGCGCACCGGCAATATCGCCGGTATCCAGACGCCACAGCATGACCGTCATCAGAATGTCATCCTGTGCACCTTTGCCCTGCTCCAGCACACCGTTCACCCACGGCAACCAGAACGGCAGCAGTTCGCGCTTTTTCGCGGCCTTAAGCTCTTTTGAATAAATCGCTTTCAGTGTGCGCTGGTCTGCGGCCAGCTTGACCAGCATCTGCTCATAGACAGTTGCATGTCGCAGCGGGGCGGCTTCCCGCTGCGCGGTCATCGCTGCCGAGACCCGCATCATGTGGCGCTGTGCGGGACTCGTCATCGGTTACGCTCCCGGCTCTGCGGTCGCCTTAGCCGGTGTGGAGAAATCACCGACCTTGATTTTTTCCACCAGACAACCGGCGGCGTAGTCTTCCACCACGTAATCAATGTTCATTGACTCGTAGTTCTCCACGCGGTCGAGTTTCGGGTTTTCCACAATCACGCGGCGATGGCTGTCATCCATGTAGTAGATGGACAGGTTTTCCAGCTTCGTGATGAGCATCGCATCCGCCGGGAAGTACGGGACGCGTACCGCTGGCAGGTTACCGATGCGTTTCTGGCTGATGATGACGTCAGCGGCCAGCATTTCGCTGTTGTCCTGCTCCTTGTTAACGATGGGGAAATACTTGTCCGCCAGTAGCTGACGCCCCACAATCACCACAAGGTCAGGGTCTTCCTGATACCACGGTTCAATCAGGTTGTTGGTCGCATCCATCACCAGTGCGTCGAGGCTTACATAATCACCGCCCTTACCCACGCGGATAACCTCAGAGGTGGTGTGCCCTTCCTCGTCAGTGACCTTGCTCATCACGCGCGCCGGGGCTTCATTGCGGTATTTCTGCAGCCAGCCGACCGCCACATCCTGCAGCATCGGATTGCTGCTGCGGTCAGAGGTTTCGGCACGCTTCACGCCGTTAAAACCGGCCATGATTAAATCAAGGGACTGGCGTTTGATAATGGCGTTACGGACACGGAGCTGGAAATCCTGATAACGCGCCCACAGGTCCAGCGTTTTGTAGCGGATATAAAAATCGAAGTTAATCTGGTCGCATTCGTACTTGTTTGACGCCAGCTTCGAGAAGTCCTTCGGCTGACGCTCGGTGCCACCGGCGGTGTCGGTGGTGCTGGCGATGGAGCCGGTGACACCGATGCCAATTTTTTCCCCTTTCATTTCGCTGACCGGCACAATGTTGATGCGGGTCAGAAAGTCAGAGGACTCCTGCATGGTGTTCATCAGGGTCTGGGTGACCGACGGTTCAACGGTGAATTTTTTCGACACATCACCGGCGTCGATGCCGTTCAGTTCGGCAACACGGGACAGGTAGGCATTAAATTTAAAGCGGGTTTCCTGGCGCATAGTTTTTCCTGAAATTAAGGGTTAATCGTGAAGGTTTTCCCGGACTGACTGACGCCGGTCAGCAGTTCGTCATCAGGGCGTCACCGCCACCACCGGTGGCCTTGCTGCGGCGCTGCTGGGTCAGACTTTCGGTGTGGTCGAGACTGTTTTTCAGGCGGGTGAATGCCTGGCTGGTTTCATCCGCCCTGTCAGTCACATCCTGCTTAAGTGCGGAAAAAGCGGTTTCCATCTCAGCGAGGCGCTGCTCAGTGGCGCTCAGTTTTTCCTGCACATGTTCAGCAACAGCGGTCACCGCTTCATGCACGTCATTCAGACGGGCGTCATCGCTGGCCTGTTTGCGGCCAAAAATGGACTTCACCTTTTCGGTCAGGGCGGTGAACACGGTTTCAGGCAGGTATTCAAATTCCAGCTCAACGGGCGTTGCCACTGAAATCAGGTTTTCAGGGCTTAATTTGAAGCGGTTCAGGGGGTTGTGTTTTGCCGTGCGGCAGAATTCCAGGTATTCCGTGCCGAGGCTTGCCGGGTCATCGGTGACGGCCAGACCCACCAGATAACATTTGCCTGTATTGGCAAAGTTCGGCTGAATTTCCATTGAGGTATAGACCTTCTGCGCGGCCTTGTTCATCGCGATAAGGTCATCGGTCGGGGTGATTTTCGCAAACAGCGCCCATTTGCCTTTCAGCGCCGAATCATCGTCAATCTTTTCGGCCTTCAGTTCGACCACATCGCCATAACGCTTAAAAATACCGTCAGGCAGGACGCCGCGCAGATGTTCCAGGTTAATGCGGCAACCATAGACTCGCGGGTCAAAGGTTTCGGCCATTTCCTGAATATCCTGCGCACTGATGACACGCCCGTCACAGGTGTCACCCTCAACGCCGATACGAAAGAATTTTGAGACTTTTTTTGCCATTGTCAGGAGTCCTGAATAGTGATTAGAGGAGTCACATGTCGGCATCAGTTTCCCGACGATGCGCATCCTCCGCCATCAGTCCCGGATGGCTTATCACTGACACAACAGCACCTTAGCGAATCGCGGGGCGCGACTCAGTAGCCTTGCCGTGTATTCATCACGGCGAGGTATTCATGACCATCACCACAGACACCACTCTTTTACACGACCCGCGTCGTCAGGCGGCGCTGCTGTACTGGCAGGGGTTTTCCGTGCCGCAGATTGCCGCCATGTTGCAGATGAAACGCCCGACGGTGCAGAGCTGGAAACAGCGCGACGGCTGGGACAGCGTTGCCCCCATCAGCCGTGTCGAAATGAGTCTGGAAGCGCGGCTGACCCAGCTCATCATCAAACCGCAGAAAACCGGCGGTGACTTCAAGGAAATTGACCTGCTGGGACGCCAGATTGAACGGCTGGCGCGGGTCAACCGCTACAGTCAGACCGGCAACGAGGCAGACCTTAATCCGAACGTCGCTAACCGCAACAAAGGCGGGCGTCGCAAACCGAAAAAGAATTTTTTCAGTGACGAGGCCATCGAAAAGCTGGAGCAGATTTTCTTTGAGCAGTCTTTCGACTATCAGTTGCACTGGTATCGCGCCGGGCTTGAGCACCGCATCCGCGATATCCTGAAATCCCGCCAGATTGGCGCGACGTTTTATTTTTCCCGCGAGGCGCTGCTGCGCGCCCTGAAAACCGGTCATAACCAGATTTTTCTGTCGGCCAGTAAAACGCAGGCGTATGTGTTCCGCGAATACATCATCGCCTTTGCCCGGCTGGTTGACGTTGACCTGACCGGTGACCCGATTGTCCTGGGCAATAACGGCGCAAAACTGATTTTTCTCGGCACCAACTCCAACACCGCGCAGAGCCATAACGGCGACCTGTACGTCGATGAGATTTTCTGGATCCCGAATTTTCAGGTACTGCGTAAGGTGGCATCAGGTATGGCCTCACAGAGTCACCTGCGCTCGACCTATTTCTCCACCCCGTCCACGCTGGCGCACGACGCCTATCCGTTCTGGTCGGGTGAACTGTTCAACCGGGGACGCGCCAGCGCCGCCGAACGCGTGGAAATCGACGTCAGTCATAACGCCCTTGCCGGTGGGCTTCTCTGTGCGGACGGCCAGTGGCGGCAGATTGTCACCATTGAGGACGCCCTGAAAGGTGGCTGCACGCTGTTCGACATTGAGCAGCTTAAACGCGAAAACAGCGCCGACGATTTTAAAAACCTGTTCATGTGTGAATTTGTTGACGACAAGGCGTCGGTATTCCCGTTCGAGGAGCTGCAACGCTGCATGGTCGACACGCTGGAAGAATGGGAAGACTATGCGCCGTTTGCCGCGAATCCGTTCGGCTCCCGCCCGGTCTGGATTGGTTACGACCCGTCACACCGTGGCGACAGTGCCGGATGCGTGGTGCTGGCACCGCCGGTGGTGGCCGGTGGCAAATTCAGAATACTTGAGCGTCACCAGTGGAAAGGCATGGACTTTGCCACCCAGGCTGAATCCATCCGCAAACTCACCGAAAAATACAACGTCGAATACATCGGTATTGATGCCACCGGCCTCGGTGTCGGCGTGTTCCAGCTCGTGCGCTCGTTCTATCCCGCCGCGCGCGACATCCGCTACACGCCGGAAATGAAAACCGCAATGGTGCTCAAGGCAAAAGACGTCATCCGCCGTGGCTGTCTGGAATACGACGTCAGCGCCACCGACATCACCAGCTCGTTTATGGCTATCCGCAAGACCATGACCAGCAGCGGACGCAGTGCCACCTATGAAGCTAGCCGCAGCGAGGAAGCCAGCCACGCCGACCTCGCCTGGGCGACCATGCACGCCCTGTTAAATGAGCCACTCACCGCCGGTATCAGCACCCCGCTGACATCCACCATTCTGGAGTTTTACTGATGAGCAAGAAAAAAGGGAAAACACCGCAACCTGCGGCAAAAAAAATGACCGCCAGCGCCCCGAAAATGGCGGCATTCACCTTTGGTGAGCCGGTGCCGGTACTCGACCGCCGTGATATTCTGGATTACGTCGAGTGCATCAGTAACGGCAGATGGTATGAGCCACCGGTCAGCTTTACCGGTCTGGCAAAAAGCCTGCGTGCTGCCGTGCATCACAGCTCACCGATTTACGTCAAACGTAATATTCTGGCCTCAACGTTTATCCCGCACCCGTGGCTTTCCCAGCAGGATTTCAGCCGCTTTGTGCTGGATTTTCTGGTGTTCGGTAATGCGTTTCTGGAAAAGCGTTACAGCACTACCGGTAAGGTCATCAGACTGGAAACCTCACCGGCAAAATATACCCGCCGTGGGGTGGAGGAGGATGTTTACTGGTGGGTGCCGTCCTTCAACGAGCCGACACCTTTCACGCCCGGCTCCGTGTTTCACCTGCTGGAGCCGGATATTAATCAGGAGCTGTACGGCCTGCCGGAATATCTCAGCGCCCTTAACTCTGCCTGGCTGAATGAGTCGGCCACGCTGTTCCGCCGCAAGTATTACGAAAACGGCGCACATGCCGGATACATCATGTACGTCACTGATGCCGTGCAGGATCGCAACGATATCGAAATGCTTCGCGAAAACATGGTGAAGTCGAAAGGCCGCAACAACTTTAAAAACCTGTTTCTCTATGCCCCACAGGGAAAAGCCGACGGCATTAAAATTATCCCGCTCAGTGAAGTGGCGACGAAGGACGATTTTTTTAATATCAAAAAAGCCAGTGCCGCAGACCTGCTGGACGCGCACCGCATCCCCTTTCAGTTGATGGGCGGCAAGCCGGAGAACGTCGGGTCGCTGGGTGATATTGAGAAAGTGGCAAAGGTCTTTGTCCGCAATGAGCTTATCCCGTTACAGGACAGGATCCGTGAGATAAACGGCTGGCTCGGTCAGGAGGTCATCCGCTTTAAAAACTACTCACTGGACACTGACAACGGCTGAACATCGCCGCCTGCGGGCGGCTTTTTTACACCCCGTCATCACGCCCTCACACGCTCACCACCGCACAAAACACCCCGCAGACACACCAACGCCCCGGCGCACAATCTAAACGCCATCACGACGCGCTGAGACGCTAAAAAATAAAATCAGCACCACCGCCAGCGCGCAGTGCTTTCCCCGCCTCGCCCGCCCGCTTCGTGGGGCGGTTTTAATGCAGATGCATTATGAGCCCTGAGCTGCGCCTAACGTGACACAGTTCACGAGAAAAATAGGAATTATCAAATGCAATTTCATGCAGATAGAGAGGCATGAGATCCCGAAGCATATATTCAACCCTCTGCCGAAATATTTCTTTGGAGAAATGCTCTAATTTTTTGCCTGAAAGCCTCACATTCATCAGGCTTTAACCTCTCAAGGTATTCAAAAACCCTAGTTTCATCCCAGCCGTTGTTATAGGTTTTCACTACCCCTCGATAAACTTGCTTATCAAGTTTATCGTTACCTCTAGTTGTAACTCTCGGGATCGATTCATCTTGGCCGTATGCTTGATAGAAATCCTTCTCAACGCTTTGGAAAGGTATGCATAAAATATTTTCACCTCGAGCATGCCTTTGACCTAATTGATCTCCGTCTAACACTGAGATCACATTCTGTTGAGTCGTGAGAAAGCTCTCTCTCTCATTACGACGCATTAAATCAATGACATTAGTTCCTCCACCAACATATATTATTTTATATTCGTAGAAGTAATCATTCCCAGGAGCATTAATTATATATTCTAAGAAATTTTGCAGAACTTCATCTTCAGTAAGAATGTACTTATCCCATCCTTTAAATCCAAAAAGCGTACTTTTTATATAATTATATGATCGATTTGTAATTGTAGTTCCAGCATCACCTTCGCACATATAGTACAATTCATCATCATTCAGCGTTTGCATTAAAGCAAGTGAATGTGTTGTGAATACAATATTCACCGAGTGTCTCTGACAATATTTCCTTAGCACTGCTATAAGATGGACTTGCGCCGAAGAGTCTAGTGATATATCTATCTCATCTATGACAATGAATTTTCTTTTGAGCTCAATCATTCTAAATAAATTCAAAATAAAATACTCACCCGAGCTAAAGTAATCCTCCCTTATGTATGTTCCGTTCTCATTCAATCTGAAATAGAAAATTTCATTTTTTACAGAAAATGCTTTAAGATTATTGTAAGAAGAAGACTGATATACCTCATTGAGTATATTTATCAAATCCTCGGGAACGCTATAGCTTTCAAACGCAATACTTTTTCTAAGTTCAGTATCAATTTTACTAAGTGTTGGGAAGTTATTGAACCTCATTCCATGAGGAATGGGCAACTCGACATAAAGATTGGATTTTATATCTGCTGGAATTATTTGCTTAGTATCTATTACCTTCAAATTCTCATCATAGACATATACTATATCTTGATCATTAATATTATATACTATACTACTGTCAGGATTGAATATATATCTAGAAGATGTCTTTATGAATGTATCTGCTGATTGTAAATTTTTAATTGCTTTGATTAGCGTTGTCTTTCCAGCACCGTTCTTTCCTACAATGCAAGTCAGTTTATTTTCAGAAAGATCAATAGCAAATGACATATGTTCAACATGCTGGATTTTCGAGATCTCAATGTTTATTTTCATTTTAATTTACATTCTTGTAAAAAAGCATATCGACAATCGTATTTCCGTATTTTCTCTTTAGCTTATCGAGATAACTCTTATCAATTGTGTTTATATGATTCAAAAGACCAGAAACTGTATTAATGCCCTTTTCCAAGATCTCACTATCATTCAATCCGCTAGTTTTAACCTTAGGATCTTTTATTATAGAATCTATAAATTTATCTTTATCCGTTACATAAAAATGAATCAAATGCTCAAGCTTTCTTTTTATTTTAATATCAACAGAGACTATCTGAGACGGTAAAATAACCATCCCCAGCAGCTTAATCTTACTGCCTTTTTTAATCAATTTAGTTTTTGCTGAGTTTAGTTTGAAATGTCCCTTCCCAAACTCACCCAGCAGGTCACTTACTACAGAATGAATATTCTCAAAGCCCTCATCATTTTCAGAGGAAATAATAATATCATCTGAATAGCGTGTGAATATATATTCATGGTTAATACAATATTGCTGCATCTCAACATCAAAGTCATATAAACATGCATTGCTGAAGGCTGGTGATGTCGGGAACCCTACAGGCAACGAATTATCGATAATAATATAATCTAAAATTTTATCCAAGTGTATATTTAAATCGGAAATGGGAACGTTCGATAAGTTATCAACTAAAACTGATCGTGCATATTCACGAGTTATCGATGGGAAAAAGCTTTTAATATCAGTATTGAAGAATATCTTACTACAGGCGTGAAGTTTTACTGCATCATAAGTGCTGCTTCCTTTTCTATACGAAAACACAACATCCTTATTTACTTTCAAGTATGAAAGAACAAATTCATTTATGAATTTGTGATACTCTTTTAGTTTAGAAGTGGGCTCAGCAATTAACCTTTCATCAAAGGTTATAAATTTAGTTTGTTGAAATGGTTCAAACGAAAGAAAGTTTTGAAAGGAATCTTTTTCGAAGAATGCAATATTGAAGGCTTTTTCGAGACTAAGGGGTTTCATCGTTGGCTGAGCTTTTGTTTTTTGAGTTGAATGGATTCTAAGATGAATGCTTTAACTCTCAGTCTTTCCTCACCCCAGACACCCTCCCTTCGCAGGCTTTACTTCTTGTACATACCTTCTCTCGAAAGAGAAGGCAGTACAAGAGCAACACTATATAAAGGCCTGTAGAGGCCAACATTTATGACTGGAGATGCTCCTAGTCGTTGGCATAAAAACACTTTAAACCAGATTATGAGCATTTACAACATTTCAAGCCGTCGAACGCAGCCCCAATCAGAAAAGAACTCACACGGCCATCATAACATCATGATTTAGATGGATATAAATCACCCTTCATGCTTCACCCACTCGTCCGCTATCGGGTATACAAATCTTTTTTCGCCATAAACCACTATTCCGCCACGAGCCAGCGCCTGAAGTTCCCACCGCTGCGGCGTGATACCCTGCTGCGCCAGTTCGAAGCGGATGCGCGGAATCTGAGCCCTCTCGGCTTTTGTCATTCGCCCTGATGGTGCTATCTGATGCGGTTTTAATGGCTCATCGCTTCTTTGCTGTCGATTTTGCTGCGGCGCGCCGTGTTTTAATGCACTCCTGAGCACCGTCACAACTTCGGGGTCATCCCATGCAATAACCCCATCATCGACAAGATTTAGCACCGCTGCCGCATGCTCAGACGGCGTAGGTGTCATAACTGGATCGCCACCGTCGGCAAGCTTTCCACAGTTATTGACAGGACTCCGAGGCGCGGCGATGCCGCTTTTTAAAGTCAAAGGCTCAACGACCGGAACTTTCGGCACAATGCGCCAGTCCGTCGTTCTGGTGATATGAATATGACGCGCGCCGAGATGCGGCGCGTAAATGCCGACCACTCTCTCGACTTCTTCCTCGTACTCGTTAACGTCATCCGACGGGCTACGGGCAACCCTGACAGTCTGACAATCGCGCGGGACATTTGCCCCACCCTGCGCGCTGATATACAACGCAAAATCACCACTGTCTGCGGCAGCACGAGCAGCCTCGACGCGTTCGTCAAACTCATCAGCAATACTGACGCCGCGAGGCAATTTGCGTAGTTCACGGTAAGCCCCCATTGTCGGCAGTCCAACCGTTTTAAATTGCGGGATGCGCCACGTTGACGCCCATGCGGTAACAGCCGCGGCAGTATCTTTCAGCGGCCTGCCGGTATCGTTATCGAGCTGCCCATCCAGTGCATAGCCGTCGATATTTTTTGAGATATATTTCGCGATATACCCCGCAGCACCGCCCCGGTTAAGATGTTTTGCCTGAAAACGGTTTCGCGCGGCTCCTCTTTCGTCGCCATCCTCTTTGAGCGCATAGCGACGCATGATTTCGATAATCTGGTTACGCTGGCGTGGATTACAAAAAAGCATCATATGCCAGTGCGGCGTTCCGTCGTGGTGTGGCTCGACGACACGCAAACCGTAGACCTGTAAATCATTATCCTTGAATGCCGTGCGCATCAGGCTCCAGATACGGCAGAGATAACGCTGCGCATCCTTTGGATTAAATGCCTCATCGTTCCAACCGTGATTAAGCTGCACGGTTTTACTTTCGCCTTTTCCGACCTGACGTGTCGGGTGATACTTTGACGGCGCGGTCAGCGTGATAAACATCCCCACATCACCCTCTGCAGCGGCGTAACGCTCAATACCGGCAATGGTGTTCATCAGCTCCATCCGGCGAATTTCAGGATTAGAAATACTGCCCATCACCTTACTGATAAGGTCGATGCGCTCGCCGGTTTCCCTGTTTTCAAGGTCACACGATTTAAGAAACTCCAGATTTGCCTGGCGGCGCGCACGCACATCACGAATGGCATGTTTACTGGCATAAGGTGAACGGTCTTTATTGACCTCCCCGACAGCAATCAGTAACGCTTCATGCCAGCGCATACGCTGGCCTTTAAGCTGATGAGTCCACCACTCATCGTTAAACAGACGGGCAATGGCAGAATATGCCTGCCTCGTGGTCATCTGCCCTTTACGGTATTTTTTCCAGTAGAGAGGGGAAATATTGAAAGCACGTGCAGCGCCAGCAACATGACCATAGAGGTGAGCCTGCGCCTCATCCGTAAACAGCGATTCTTTTTCGCCATGCGCATCCACCCAGGCATCGCTGAGTTCCTCATACATCATGAAAAGTTGCGATGAGATACGGGCAGCAAACTTTTTCAGCTCCTTGTCATTCATTCCCGGCAGGCGCGCATAGTGGTCACGCTCTGCCAGAAACAGTAACGACGCGTCGGTGTTCATTTCATGGCGCTGATTCACACGCTCAATGCGCGGCCATAAACGACGCTGAAAAGTGGATGTGAGGAAATAAAACCCGTGTACCGGGCTTTTATTGCGCCGGATGTAGTCATAGCGTGAAGTAAACAGCGAGCGCAAAAAGTAAGGCAGGCGGTTAATCGTGGATAAAACACCTTGCACCTGACGCATCTCGTCACGTGTAAGGGGTCTTTCGCGCCCGACGGCCTCGCGTGGCGCGTTCCATGCATAAGCACCGGTAAACGCCTTACCGGTGCCTGCAGCAAATGCTGAAGGAGGGACAAAACGCCCGGAGGCTTTAACGGCCATATAAGCCAAAAGCCTCTGAACAACGCCTGCTGAGTTGCTCAACCTGCGCGTTTAAATCAGCAAAAGACTTTGCGCTTCCGGTCAGAATATCGTGATGCATCAGGCCGGAAACGAGCTGGCTTAATTTCGGATAATAACCAACCACCGCCAGCCATTCCTGACCGGCGTTTTTACCGCTTTCCGCTCTCTTTTTCTCGTGGAGAATAAACTGAAAGCTGTCACTGGTAACGACATAACGTTCGCCAATTTCAATACGAATACTCATGCCGTTCTCCGGTAATGTTTGTTTTTTGCTTCAAAGACTGACTGGCAGGAAACACAACGCGTGGCTGACGGATAGGCCGCACGACGGGCAGCAGGTATTGGCGCGTCACACTCTTCGCAAACCAGCGCAGAAGCTCCGCAATGTTTTACCCTTGCCGCGTTAATCTGACGCTCCAGTAATTCAGCCTGTTGTTCCTGAATAAAATCTACGTTGTCCGGCATTACCAGCTCCTTTTGTCGTTAAGTTTTTTAAATTCATCAGCGCAATAGCTGGCAATTTCTGTCGTTAATTTCGTCAGTTCATCCACGGAGGAGATTTGCTTGTGAAATACAGCGCGTTTAACAAGTAAATTGACCACATCAGACAGGAGATTTAATTCGTTCTGATAAATCGCGATAACAGACTCAGTTATTTCGCGTTTTTCTTTATCAAGACCAAGTTGAATAAGAGATAGATCGCCATTTTTCATAACGGTGATTTTTAAGGCGTTATTCAGTAATACAACTGAACGAGAACAGGACATCAAAGCACCTCCCCGCGAGACAATCCGATATTGTGAAATTTTTCCGACTCCTGACTGAGCAGCTCGACTATCTCTACGCGGGATAACTCCGCCTTTGTGATGTGGCGAATCATGGCGTCAAGATGAGAAGAAAAGCGCGTCGCTGCGTCGGCCTGTGCTTCGGTTCTGGCCTGTTGCAGCAGTAATGCGTATTTACCGCACTGATTTTCAGAAACTGTATGCATGACTTTCTCCAGGCAAAAAGAAGCCCCGCACAATTAAGTGCGTTAAAAACTCTGGTTAATTACTTAATGCAGATATTGCTCTGGTTTTACCGACGTCAGAATTGTCGGTGCATACTCAAACAGGCTGAATAATTCACGTAATGCACGGAATAAGGCATCACGCCAGTAACATGATTCTTCATTAATTCGCCAGTATGGCTGGTTGAATTCTTTTTCAGTCAATCCGGCATGCATAAATAAAGTACGGCGCTGACTGACAGTTAAAAAGCTAATATATGCATACTCACTTGCACCGACCTGACGGCGTTTTGAGAATGCCCCACGCAGTTCATCAATTGCACAAACCAGCCGTTCACGTTCGACGTCGTTCATTTCTTCAAAACGCATCGTTGCGTGACGCTGTTTTAACTGCGCATGGAAGCAAACCGTTAGCCGTTCGCGTTCCATCATCTGATTATAATAATCGCATGTCTCCTGCCAGCGAGGGACGGCCAGATGCTTACCAATTATCCGGCGCATAGCTGCTGGCTGTTTTTCAACGAGATTGAGCGTCATCACTGTCATTTCCAGACCCTCCGGCTTTTCAGAAAGGTCAGAGCCTTTTTTAACGGACTCTGTTTTTTGGTGCGGATAATGATTCCCTTACGCCCCTTACCGTGGGTGATGGTGAAGTCAATCGCCCTGGGGCTTTCGTTACGCAATAACTGAGCAATACAACGAGGCTCATTCATACGGTTCTCCTTAACGTGGTTCACCGAGACCTAACCACATCAACCAGCCGTCACGAATCTCTTTAGGACGGCTTTCATAAACCAGTTTTAGTCCGTTATTCCATGCCGGAAGGTATACCCAATATTCACCAGCACGCCCCGATACTGACTGAGGGTCAGTAATCTCAATAACTGGTAATTTCCCTTTCTCAATCATGCCCCTTACAGCTCTTGGAGTTTTACCAATGAGTTTTGCAAACTCCTGATAAGGCACGGCATCAGTCACGCTTACAAGCTGTCTATTCATCTGCTACGATTCTCCCTTAGTGCTTCTAATGGCTCCTAATGGCTAATTATTGCCTAAAAGGATAACTCCAGAAGCACAACATTTCACACTATCAGCAAGAAATTACGCAATCGGAGTAATTATGTCAATAGACGTTTCGGAGAAGTTGAAGCTAATCCGTGAATCTGAAAGGTTAAACCGTAAAGAATTCAGTGAATTAACTGGTGTAGCCTACAGCTCACTTTCGAGCTATGAGAGCCGGTCAAAAAACGCTGGAGTTGAAGCCATAATGAAGGTCTTACAACATCCTAGATTTACTAAATATACTTTGTGGTTCATGACTGATCAGGTAGCTCCAGAAGCCGGGCAAATTGCGCCCGCTCTCGCACACTTTGGGCAAAACGAAACAACGTCGCCCCACTCCGGTCAAAAGACTGGTTAACAATTTATCGTGAATATATTCATCACAAGTGCCTACTATTGGTGGCTAAATTTCAGCCACCACGAAAAAAGCGATTAGTAGTAGCAAAAAAAAGTACCACTCGGAGGGTTTTCTGATGGCAATCAAAAAACTCGATGATGGTCGATATGAAGTGGACATCCGCCCTACTGGACGTAACGGAAAACGCATCCGTAGGAAGTTTGATAAGAAAAGCGAAGCTGTCGCTTTCGAAAAATACACGTTGTACAACCACCACAATAAAGAATGGCTATCAAAACCAACAGACAAACGACGTCTGTCGGAACTGACACAGATCTGGTGGGATTTAAAGGGTAAACACGAAGAGCATGGGAAATCTAATCTTGGAAAAATTGAAATCTTCACAAAAATAACGAATGACCCATGCGCATTTCAAATCACGAAATCCCTTATCAGCCAGTACTGCGCCACCCGAAGAAGTCAGGGTATTAAACCTTCGAGTATCAATCGTGATTTAACATGTATTAGCGGCATGTTTACAGCCCTGATTGAAGCGGAGTTATTCTTTGGTGAGCACCCTATCAGAGGGACAAAGAGGCTTAAGGAGGAAAAACCAGAAACAGGCTATCTCACACAGGAAGAAATTGCCTTACTGCTTGCAGCACTTGACGGCGACAATAAAAAGATTGCGATTCTTTGCCTGAGTACAGGAGCACGTTGGGGAGAAGCAGCTCGTTTGAAAGCAGAAAATATCATCCATAACCGCGTCACGTTTGTTAAAACGAAAACAAACAAACCACGCACCGTCCCGATTTCAGAGGCTGTTGCCAAAATGATCGCGGATAACAAACGAGGTTTTTTATTCCCTGATGCTGATTACCCTCGCTTCAGACGAACAATGAAAGCAATAAAACCGGATTTGCCAATGGGGCAAGCCACACATGCACTAAGGCACAGCTTTGCCACTCATTTCATGATTAATGGAGGAAGTATTATCACGCTACAACGGATACTAGGTCACACGCGGATTGAGCAAACTATGGTTTACGCTCATTTTGCGCCAGAGTACCTTCAGGACGCCATTTCTCTTAATCCGCTAAGAGGTGGTACTGAGGCCGAGAGTGTCCACACAGTGTCCACAGTAGAGTAACGTTTAAGGGCTTTCAGTGGTAATTTATGCCGCTCAAACCCGCATTGTACCGTTGAAAGCCCCTACTGGTGACACCCTAAATCTCCCTTACACAGGCTTATTTTTTATGCATAAGCCCTATCCCTGGTCACCGTCTTCCATTGACCACATCGATAGAATCTCCCTTAATAGCACGATGCCTTTCACTTATCGACATCGTGCTCGCACAGGTTCCGGTTACGCACAGCCAGAACGCGCATGTTTGACGCTTACCAAAAAATAAACCTAAAGCATTGGAATATTTTTGACATCATTTTCTGATGGCTGCATAAAATAAAAATTCTGCTTTAGTTTCATCTATCTGTTTGTCATTATTACTCACATTCAATAATGGTATTGAAGAATATCCCATCACAGATAAAATAAATATGTGCATGGTAGTCTTGAATCTATTCTCACTCTCCACATTTGAATGTCAGACGAGCAACGCCATGTAATCCTGCACCTTCTGTCTTCAGGTCAACTATCTGCATTTTTTTGCCCTGAGTAACACAGAAATGAGTTGCATCATTTTTTACTATATTTTCTGCACCAGATATTCTACCCCTGGCTAAAGAAGCTTCGGCTTCGGTGTAGTATTGGTTATCGAGTTTACGCTGAATATTACTTTTATATGCAAGGCCAAATTTACCGATACTTGTCTCATCATTATGCACAGCACAACCAGACATAAGAAAAACACTAATTAATGATATAGCAGCTATCTTTTTCAC